GATAAGACGCCCCACCTTCCCGGGAAGAAAAGAGCTTTTTCCGTGGCGATGACACTGACGCGCGACGAGATGGTGGACATCCTCGAGGAGATCGCCCGCGAGGGTTCCAATGCTGCGGCGCGGATCGCGGCCATCAAGCAGTTGGAGGCGATGCGCCTCACTGGCGAGGAGGAGGAGCAGGCCAAGGATGACTTCGATGACCTCGCCACCAAGCGCAGCCAGCGAGCCGCCTGACCTAACCGACTTCCGGACGTTCTGCTCCAAGCTGGTGCTGGAGGACGGGACGCCGATGGAGGTCCACGACTTTCAGGCGACGATGCTCCGCGACTACTTCGCCGGGGCGACGGAGACGCTCATCCTCATCTCGAAGAAGAACGGCAAGTCCAGTCTGCTGGGTGCGCTGGCGCTGTTCCATCTGGTGTTCGACTCGGACCAGCGCATCTTCATCGCTGCCGCCAGTCGGGACCAGGCGACGATTCTGTTCGAGCAGGCGGCGGGGTTCGTGCGTCGGACCCCGAGCCTTGCGAAGCGGTTGAAGGTCCAGCCGGGCTATCGGCGTATCAAGGCGTCGGCCGATCACGGCTATCTGCGGGTGTTGGCGTCGGATGTGGATACGGCGGACGGCGTGATTCCGACGCTGGCAATGGCGGACGAGCTCCACCGTTGGAAGTCCAGCGATATGTACGGCGTGCTTCGGGATGGTCTGCTTGGGAACGCTCGGATGCTCACGATTTCCACGGCCGGGACGCTTGAGGACAGTCCGTTGGGCGAGCTTCGCCGGTCGGCTTACGAGCTCGGGGTTGAGCGCGACGGGCCTGCCTACCGTTACGTCAAGTCGCCGGACGGAACGTTCGTGATGCACGAGTGGGCGCTTGACCCCGGGGCCGATGTTGCGGACATGGCGCTGGTGAAGGAGGCGAACCCGGCTCCGTGGCATACGGAGCGGACGCTGAGGCGGCGGTTCGAGTCGCCGTCCACGACGGACTGGCAGTGGCAGCGGTTCGCTTGCGGGATTTGGACGGAGGGCGAGGAGCCGTGGATTGAGCCGAAGGCGTGGGACGCGCTGAAGGCGAGCTACACGATTGAGCCTGGCGACCGGGTGATGGTCGGGGTGGACCTGGGTGTGAAGCACGACCGCACGGCCGTCGTGATTGTGCGGATGGAGGACATGGCGGTGAAGGCGCACATCATGGTGCCGCCGCGCGGCCGGGCTCTTCCGTTGGCTGCGGTGGAGGCGAAGCTGCGTGAGCTTCACGACCTCTACACGGTGCAAGAGTTCGTGTATGACCCGTGGTCGTTCCGCCGCTCGGCGGAGCTTTTGGAGAATGAGAACCTGCCGATGTTGGAGTTTCCGATGTCCAACGAACGGATGACGCTGGCGAGCGCGAACCTTTACAAGCTGATTCAGGAGCGGGCGCTCAAGCACGACGGCGACCCGGAGCTCAGGTCCCACGTTCTAGCCGGAACGGTCAAGGAAACCGAGCGCGGCTGGCGGCTGGTGAAGGACCCGAAGCAGAGTCGCCCGATTGACGCGCTTATCGCGTTGGCGATTGCGGCGAAGGTAGCGACGGACCAGGCGTACGACGGCGGACTGGTGGAGGTGTTCTAGTGCGCCGGACGGAGACAAGCTGGTTCGAGGAGGCGGTGGCGTCCACCATCATCTGCCACCTCAAGACGGGCGAAAGCTTGAAGGGCAACCTGGCGGCTGTCTACACGGATGCCCTGTCCCTACGTGACGCGGTGGTCTTGGACCCCGACACCCAAACAGAACTGAAGGGGCTTATCGCCGTGCCACGAGACAGCATCGACTACATCCAGCAGGTCGGCTAGTGGCGGTTCTCCAAACCGCTGACGGCAAGCTGCTTCGCCGCACCAGGCCGCAGGGCTACCAGCAGACCGCCTACGCGGTCAGGTCTGGCCCTCCGGGTGACCCGTGGTATGGCGACCCGCAGGACTGGGACGGCACCAACCTCGTTTCCTACGAGCAGATTTACAGGCGGCAGGCGATGGTCGCCGGTGTGCTCAACAAGCTTGCCCGTCCGATAGCCACGCTGCCGCTGAAGCTCTACAAGCGGAACGGCGACACCGACCGCGAGCGCATGTCGGACCACCCGCTTGAGCAGCTGCTGCGCCAGCCGGTTCCCCGCAAGGGTGCGGTGCATACGAAGTGGTGGATGATCTTTCCGCTGCTGCTTCAGGGCAACGCCCTGATCGGCAAGGTTCGCCCCAACCCAGACAGCCCGCCGGAGGCGCTGATTCCGTTGGACTGGGCGCACATCTCCGCATGGGCGAACCCGGGCGAGTTCGTGGAGTGGTGGTCCACCACCCAGTACGGCGACGAACGGTTCATCAAGGCGGAGGACACGCTGCATTTGGCGTGGCCGGGCTGCGGCGAGGTGGGCATCAGCCCGCTGGAGCAGCTTGGCACCACGATCCGGCTCGAGGACGCGGCGGTGCGCCAGCAGACCGGCAGCTTCAAGACGGGCATCAAGCCGTCCATCGCGGTGTCCGTTGGCCAGGGTGCACGCCCCGAGATGTTGGAGCGCACCCGCGAGTCGCTTGAGATGTACCACGGCGGGCCGGACAACCACGGCCGGGCGCTGCTGCTTGCGCCGGGGTCCGAGGTCAAGACGCTGAACGTCACGAGCCAGGAAGCCGAGCTCATCGAGTCGCGGCGCTTGAACTTGGAGGAGGTGTGCCGGGTGTTCGACATCCCGCCGCCCCTCGTCGGTGACCTCCGCTACGCCACCCTCTCGAACGTCCGTGAGTACCAGATCATCTTCTACCGCGACGTGGCGCGTCCGTGGCTGACGCTCATCGAGGAGACGCTCCAGGCCCAGCTGATCGACTCGGAGCCTGCGTGGGCGGGCCAGGACCTTTACTTGGAGTTCGACCTTTCGGAGCAGTTGAAGGGCGAGCCGCGCGAACTCGCGGACACCATCAAGACCGAGGTTGAGGCCGGTCTGATGACCCGCAACGAGGGCCGCGCGATTTTGAACCTTCCGCCCATCGGTGATCCCGATGACGAGGAGAACCCGGCGAACCAGTTGACGGTGAACGTCAACAACCAGGGTTCGTTGAACGACTTGGGCCAGGAGCCCGAGCCGCCGCCGCAGTTGCAGATGGCGGTGGACACACCACCCCAACCTCCGTTCGCCCCTCCGGCGTCACAGGAGTAGGAGGCATCAATGTCTGACGTACCGGCCGAACCGGCCGCTGAAGCAACCCCGGACGCCCCGGCCGAGCGCACCGTTCCCTACGAGCGGTTCGCCCAGGTCAACAAGGAGGCCCGGGACGCCAAGGACCAGATGAAGGCCCTGACCGACCGCCTCGAAGAACTGGAGGCCCAGGGCAAGTCCGAGTCCGAGCAGGAGCGCCTCAAGCGCGAGAAGGCCGAGGCGAAGCTTGCGGAGATGCAGGCCGACCTTCAGTCCCGCGACGAGCGGCTGTCTCGGATGGAGAAGTCGGGGTGGGTTCGCAACGCTGCGGCTCAGGCCAACTTCGCCAACCCGGACGACGCGGTGGCGTTCGCGGAGCTCGATGGGCTCGAGGAGCCGAAGGACGCCGAGAAGGCGATCAAGGACCTTGCGAAGCAGCGTCCCTACCTGCTCAGGCAGGACAGCCCCGGCCAGCAGCTTGGCCAGGTGGTGACGGACGGACGCCCGGGCGCACCGCAGACGGTGGACCCGGCGGCGCAGGCCGAGCAGGACGGGCTTGCGTTCGTGCAGGAGATGAAGGACGCCCTGAAGCGGAACACCGTTTCGACTCCGGGCCTGCTGGACCAGTAGTACCCTCTACAACAGGGCCCGGGCTCGCCCCCGTGAAAAGGCGTTAGCGCCCTGAATCCGCAAGTCAATTCCGATTCAGGAGTGATCCATGTCTAACGCCGTCCCTCTTCTTGAGGGCACCGCCGGTTCCGGCGGCTATCTCACCCCAACCGTCATCCCGCCCGGCATCCAGTTCGAGAAGGGCATCCTGCGCCGCTCTGCGGTCGCCAGCATGCCCGGCCTTCAGGTGCGCCGGGTGAATGGCCCCCAGGAGAAGTACACGACCTACGTGGGCCGCCCGGCTATCGCCACGGTGGCGGAGGCCGGTCCCAAGCTGGCGACGGGCGCGGAGCTCAGCCAGATCACGGTGGACATCAAGAAGGCCGCCGGGACCGTGATGTTCACGGACGAGCTTCTGGAGGACGCCAACGCGGACCTTCTGCCGACGCTCGACAACGACATCCGTGGCGCGTTCGCGGAGTGGGTGGACCAGAACGCTCTCGGGCGTTCGTCCTCGGGCACCATCGTTTCGGTGTTCAACTCGGAGCTCTCGGAGTCCACGAACACGGTGGAGCTCGGCACGACCGGGGATGCGATTGCCCTGGCGGTGTCGAACGCGATGGCTGCCGTGGAGGACAACGGCTACAGCCCCACCGGCATCATCCTCGCCAACTCGGGCCGCGCCGCTCTGCGGAACGCCCGTAACGCGGTGGAGACCACCCAGCCGGTGTACGCACCGGGCTACACCCAGCCCGCCGACAGCCTTTACGGGCTGCCGATCAGCTACACCACCAACCTCCAGAGCTTCACGACCAGCGCGGGCGCTGGCGTGGTGGTTGGCATCGTGGGTGACTTCTCGCAGGCGGTTCTGGCCGTCCGCAAGGACGTGACCCGGGCCATCAGCACCGAGGCCACCATCGACGTGTCCGGCACGCTCCACCACCTGTTCCAGCAGGACAAGGTGGGCGTCCGGTGGGAGACCCGCGTGGGCTTCGTCGCTCACGACCTGTCCCGCGCGTTCGCGCCGATCATCAACGCGAGCTAGCACGATGGCGGACAAGAAGGACCCCACCATCACGTCGTACCTGGAGCAGTCGGGTTCGTATGACGCCGAGGGCGTCCACGCTCCCAACCCCATCGAGGGTTCGGAGTTCGACCCGGCCCGGCTGGTCTACAAGGACAACCCGGACAAGCCCGACAAGTCGTCGGTCGCCCAGGTTCAGAGCGAGAAGTAGAACTGCGGACAAGCGGGGGGCCCCATATGGCTCCCCGCTTTGTCTGTCTCCCTACGGAGAGGAGCCCTGAGTGGCTGACTTCCTGATGTTCACCGAGGGCAGGACGGAGCTCGCCAACAACGGCCTTCCCTCCACCTGCTACCTGCTGCTGTCCACCAAGAGCGTGGACGGCACGAGCGCCCACACCGCCGGGGAAACCCTCGCGGCGGCCACGCTGGGCGAGATAACCGGCACGGGCTATGCCCGCCAGTC